GAGAAAAGAACATAATACTATTATATATACATGAATACACAAAAAGAAGTATTTAAACAACTTTTTAAAGAAGATAAAACAGAACTATCTATTGAAAAAGTTGAATTAGCTACTGAATTTAAAAAATTTTCACAAAAGGCACAATCTATTTATTTAGATGCAAGAAATCTTGCTCAAAAAGATTTAATGAATTTAAGAGATAAAATAGAGGATGGAGAAAGAAAATTATTAAAACTTTCTTCGGAGTTAAATTCTGAAATAAGTAGGGTTGGAAAACAAGCTAAATCTATTGGAGTAGATATAAAAGAAACTACTGTTTATAAAAATATGACTAAAGCGGTTCAAGAGGTTTCATCTTATGAAGATTCTTTTAAAAAAGCCATTACAAAAACAAAGGGTTTTAAATTATAATTAAAAACCAAAATACAAAATAATAACTAAATTTTATTATATAATTATGAATACAAAAGAAACATTAAACAAGGTTCGCACTTTATTAGGGATAGAGGTAAAGTTTGAACAAATGACACTTGATAATGGTGCTATTTTTGAAGCAGAAGTATTTGAAGCAGGAGCAGAAATATTTGTCGTTGCAGACGAAGAAAGAGTTGCCGTGCCTGTTGGAGAATATGAAGCAGATGGTAAAATTATTGTAGTTGCAGAAGAAGGGATTATTGCTGAAATAAAAGAAGCTGAATCAGAAGAACCAGTTGCAGAAGAAGAACCAGTTGCAGAAGAAGAAGAATTAAAAGAAGAAACTATTAATCCTAAAAAAGTAGTTAAATCAATTAGCGAAGAAACATTTTTTTCTGAAATAGAAAAACTAAGAAACGAAATCAACGAACTTAAATTATCTAAAACAGAAGTGGTTGAAGAAGAAGTCTTAGAAGAAAAAGTAGAATTATCTGCTGAACCAGAAGTTGAAGGAATTTCTCACAATCCAGAAAGAGTTTCTGACCAAAAAGAATTACACCTTTATTCTCAAAAAAGTAAACAATCAATATTAAACACAATTTTTAAAACAATAAACAATTAATAAAAATGGCTACAACAACAAACATTACTACTACTTACGCAGGGGAATTTGCAGGGAAATACGTTTCTGCCGCTCTTTTAAGTGGTAACACAATTGCAAACGGATTAATCGAGGTTAAACCAAACATTAAATACAAAGAAGTATTAAAAAGGGTTGCTTTAGATGGAATCACAGCAAACGCATCTTGTGATTTTGCAGATACTTCAACAGTTACATTGACTGAACGAATTATCGAACCAAAAGAATTACAAGTAAATCTTGAATTATGTAAAACTCCTTTCGCTTCTGATTGGGAGGCTGCATCTATGGGTTATTCAGCACACGACAATCTGCCTAAAAATTTCTCGGATTACTTTATCGGATTAGTTTCTGCTAAAGTTGCTCAAAAAACAGAGCAGGACATTTGGAGTGGAACAGCAGGAGCAGGAGCGTTTGATGGTTTTGCAACTTTATTAGCTGCTGATGGTAATTTACCTGCCGCACAAAAAATTGCTGCTGCAAACGTAACAGCTTCAAACGTAGTTGAAAAATTAGGCGAAGTAGTAGATGCAATCCCTTCAACTTTATACGGAAACGACGACTTATACATTTATGTTTCTCAAAACGTATGGAGAGCATACAAAAGAGCGTTAGGCGGATTCCAAGCTAACGGAGAAGGTGCTAACGGATTTATGGCACAAGGGAACAACCAAGATATAAACATTCAATATTTTGATGGTGTAAAAGTGGTTGTCGCTAACGGATTAGCAGACCATAAAATGGTAGCTGCTGAAAAATCTAACTTATTCTTCGGAACTGGACTTTTAGCAGACCAAAACGAAGTTAAAGTAATAGATATGGCTGATATTGATGGGTCTAAAAATGTTAGATTCATTATGAGATATACTGCGGCGGTTCAATATGCAGTGGTTGAAGATATCGTTACTTACGGAATCTAATAAGATTTCAGTTTATAATAGTACAAGGGTAGGTAGTTTATCTACTTGCCCTTTTTTAATAATTTTAAAACATATATATACATGGCTTGTTTACTTACATCTGGTAGGAACTTAGGTTGTAAAAGTTCTGTGGGTGGCTTAAAAGCAGTTTACTTCGCTGACTATGGCACTTTAGGGGATTCTACAATAGCTTCTGGAGAAATTACAGCAATATCTGGAACTCCTACTTTTTTCCAATACGATATAAAAGGGAATTCTACTTTAGAAACCACAATAAATAGTTCAAGAGAGAATGGAACTACTTTTTACACTCAAACATTGAATTTAACTTTACCTATATTAGATAAATCGACACAAGAGGAGATAAAAATTTTAGCAACTGCAAGACCTCACGTTGCTGTTGAGGACTACAATGGTAATTTCTTTTTAGTAGGTTTAAAAAATGGTGCTGAAACAACTGGTGGAACAATTGTTAGCGGTGCTGCAATGGGAGATTTAAGTGGTTTTACTCTTACTTTAGAAGGTACGGAAAAAGACCCTGCTTATTTTGTTACATCTACTGTTGTAACATCTAACATAAGTACCACTAAAATAGACCCTAACGCATATTTTTTTTTTTTTTTTTCATTATTAAAAGGGTATTCTTAGATGAATACTCTTTTTTTTTTTTGAATAAATAAAAACTGCCTTTTTTTCTATTATATATATATGAAACATTTGTTACCTACGAGTAATTCACAAACTATAAAAATAATACCACGAGTATATGCTACATCTATTACTTTAAAATTAAGGGATGATAGCACGAATACAACTGCATCTATATTAGCAACAGGAACAAAGGTAAAAAACTACTTAGAAGTATCAACTGTTTTTGATTTAAAAGAAGGTCGGTTTTATGATTTAAAAATATACAATGGTCAAGGTGCGGTTACGGAATTAGACATTATTTATAGAGATAAGGTTTTTTGTACAAATCAATCAACAAATCAAACTAATAATCAATACTATTCTGTAAACAAAGACAAGTATAAATCAAAGAGCGGTAATAACGATTTTATAATATTATGAGCAAACGTATAAATAAATACAGAAAACCAAATATCACTAAAAACAAATCTAAAGTTAGTTTTGTCAATTTATCGACTTACACTTCGCCAGATATTGTTGAATCAAAAAACAGAGAATGGGTTGAGTTTGGGAATGACAATAACTACTTTCAATTTTTAATTGATAGATACAATGGTAGTGCCACAAATAACGCTTGTATAAATAGCATTTCACAAATGATTTATGGGAGAGGGTTGGATGCAACTGATAGCGCAAGAAAGCCAGACCAATATGCTAAAATGATTTCTTTATTTAAAAAAGACGATGTAAAAAGGTTTGCTTCTGATTTAAAGCTAACAGGACAATGTGCAATTCAAGTAATCTATTCAAAAAATAAAAAAACTATTCAAAAGGTTGAGCATTTGCCTATTGAAACATTAAGAGCGGAAAAATGCACAGGCAATGACAAACAAGTACAGGCATATTATTATCATCCAGATTGGGTAAACATAAAACCAAGTGAAAAACCTTTGAGGATTCCTGCTTTTGGTATATCTGAAACACCTAAACCAATAGAGATATTATATGTAAAACCTTATAAGGCAGGAATGTACTATTACAGTACCCCAGATTATCAAGGGGGGTTGCAATATTCAGAGTTAGAAGAAGAAATTTCTAATTACCATTTGAACAATATAATGAATGGTCTTGCACCATCAATGCTGATTAATTTTAACAATGGCATCCCAGATGAAGAAAAACAAACGCTGATTGAGAATAAAATAAAACAAAAATTCAGTGGTTCGTCTAATTCTGGAAAATTCATTCTTGCATTTAATGATAACAAAGAATCACAAGCGGACATTAACCCTGTACAATTAAGCGATGCACATAACCAATACCAGTTTTTATCGGATGAATCGCAAAAGAAAATCATGGTTGCACACCGAGTGGTTTCTCCTATGCTTTTAGGTATTAAAGATTCAACAGGCTTTGGCAATAACGCAGAAGAATTACAAACAGCATCTGTATTAATGGATAACACTGTTATAAGACCATTTCAAGAACTTTTAACGGATGCCTTTGATAGAATACTAGCTTTTAATGGTAGTGCTTTAAAACTGTATTTTAAAACGTTACAGCCACTTCAATTTATTGATTTAGAAAATGTACAAGACCAAGAAACAAGAGAAGAAGAAACTGGTGTTAAATTGTCTAAGCAGTCAAATATTGAGGACTTTGGAGAAGAAGAAGATTTAGAAAATTGGGAATTGATAGATGAAAGAAAGGTTGATTATGACAAAGAAGAAGAATTAAATAAAGAAATAGACAACTTAAACAACCCTAAATTATCTGTACTA